AGCTGGAGATAAAGAGTGGACTACAGTAAGTAAGATACCATTCATTTATAATAAAGACTTCCAAGAGTTCAATAAAAGAAATGTAAATAAGATAGAAGAAAAGTTCGGAAATGCAAGTTTAGACACCTTCTTCGGATAAATAGTATTATGGCATACAGTAAACAAGTAGTAGAAAGATTCAATTCAGTCCTGAATAATCCCCAAAAACATTCAGTTGGTAGGTTTGACCCTAAAGACCCTAATGTTGCAACAGGTATGACTGGAGCTCCTGCTTGTGGTGATGTCATGAAACTAGATTTAAAACTTGACATCGATGAAAAGATAGAAGATGTGAAGTTCAAAACATATGGGTGTGGTAGTGCAATTGCATCATCTAGTTTGTTTGTTGATATGTTGATTGGTAAAACAATCGAAGAAGCAAAACAGATTAAAGATAAAGACATTGCAGCGATACTAGACCTTCCGCCGATAAAGTTACACTGTTCAGTTTTAGCAGAGGACTGTATCAAAAAGGCAGTTGAACACTGGGAGGAAAAAACTGCACTTAGGAAACATAACCAAAAATAAACACTATGTATGAATATAAAGTAAGTATTACTAAAGTTGTTGATGGCGACACAGTTGATGTCGATATCGATTTAGGCTTTGGAATGATTTATAAAAAACAAAGGGTGCGTCTGATGGGTATCGACACACCTGAATCAAGAACAAGAGATTTGGTAGAAAAATTATTCGGTAAAGCATCAAAGAAACATCTTAAAGAAACTTTATCTAATGCTGAAATGATTACATTAGTATCTCATGATAAAGGTAAGTTCGGTAGAATACTAGGTGAACTCTTTATATACGAGAATGTAGGACATCCACAATTCGAAGTTCACTATTCAATCAATCAGAAAATGATTGATGACCATCATGCAGTAGACTATGGTGGTGGTAACAAAGAAGAAATACAAACAAAGCATCTAGAACACAGAAAACTATTAATAGAGAAAGGTGTCGTAACTCAGGAAGATATCGACAAAGTATCATGATAATATCAGTTATGGACATTTTTTATCTTTGTATGATATGCATCATATTTGGATTCATTATCCACCTAGAAGCTCAGGTTTCAACAATTAAAACTATGATTGAAAGTTTCTTAGAAAAGAGAAACGGTAAGGCAATCAAAGATATTCCAAAAAAGAAATAAAACCCCCTTGTAAAATCCTTCACTATATATTATAATGGTTATATCATTATGAGAGGTGAATATGTCATTTATTAAAGACTTAGTTAAAGCAACAGGAAACGAGTATGCAAATATCGTTTCTGATGGTGTTGCAGCTGGGGATGTTGACTCATTCGTTGATACGGGTAGTTATGTCTTCAATGCATTACTGAGTGGTTCACTATACGGTGGACTACCTAAAAACAAAATCACTGCAATTGCTGGAGAATCTGCAACTGGTAAAACATACTTTGCATTAGGTATGTGTAAACAGTTTCTAGATGATAATCCTGACGCTGCAGTAATCTATTTCGAATCCGAATCTGCAATCAGTAAAGAAATGATTGAAGACAGAGGAATCGATTCAAACAGAATGGTTATCGTGCCTGTGGTAACAGTTCAAGAATTCAGAAAACAGGCAATTTCAATATTAGACAAATATCTTGAAACACCCGAAGACAAGAGACCGCCTATGGCAATGTGTCTTGATTCATTGGGTATGTTATCTACTACAAAAGAGATTGAGGATACTGCAGAGGGTAAAGAAACCCGTGACATGACTCGAGCTCAAGTTGTTAAAGGTGCATTCAGAGTATTGACTCTAAAACTTGGTAGGGCAGGTGTCCCTATGATAGTGACTAACCACACTTATGATGTGATTGGTTCTATGTTTCCACAAAAAGAAATGGGTGGTGGTTCAGGATTGAAGTATGCAGCTTCATCTATCATCTACCTTTCTAAGAAAAAGGAAAAAGATGGAACAGAAGTCATCGGTAACATCATTCACTGTAAGAATGCAAAGTCAAGACTTACAGTTGAAAACAGGATGGTCGATGTACGACTAAACTATGAAACAGGTTTAGATAGATACTATGGTTTACTTGACCTTGCACTTGCAAGTGAGATATTCAAGAAGTCTTCTACAAGAGTAGAACTTCCGAATGGTAAAACAGAGTTTGCAAAAACAATTAATAACAACCCTGAGAAATTCTTCACTGATGATGTGATGGATAGACTAGAGGAAGTAGTAAGAGAATATTTTAAATATGGAAACACGAATAGAACAGACGATACTCAAGAATCTGATTCGGAATGAAGAGTTTACACGGAAGTGTATTCCATTTCTAAAGCCTGAGTATTTCACGGATACAGCTGAAAGAACAATCTATGAATTTACATATGATTACTTTGAGAAGTATACCAAACCACCTACAAAAGAAGCACTTCTCATAAATCTTGATAACTCAACGAGTCTATCGGAGAGTATTGTCAAGGACGCAAAAACTATTGTAGGAAGTTTCAGTGGAGAAGAATCACCACAGGACTGGTTAGTCGATGAGACTGAACAGTGGTGCAAAGATAGAGCAATCTATATTGCAGTGATGGATTCTATCGAAGTGATCGACAAGAAGTCACAACGCTCCACTGGTGAAATACCTGAGCTTTTGAAGGATGCACTTTCCGTGTCCTTTGATACACATATAGGACACGATGTATTAGAAGATGCAGATGAGAGATTTGAATTCTATAATACAGAAGAAGAGAAGATGCCTTTCGACCTAGAATACTTCAACAAGATTACCAAGGGTGGTTTACCAAACAAGACTTTGAATATTTGTCTTGCTGGTACTGGTGTTGGTAAGTCATTGTTCATGTGTCACATGGGTTCAGCTGCTCTCATGATGGGTAAGAATGTATTATACATTACCCTAGAAATGAGTGAAGAAAGAATTGCAGAGAGAATCGATGCAAATACTTTGAATGTTCCTATGAAAGAACTTCCTGATATGTCTAAGAAGATGTATGATAAGAAGATTGAGAAACTCAAGAACAAAACAAAAGGTAAACTTATTGTCAAAGAGTATCCAACTGCAGCTGCACATGCTGGTCATTTCAGACACTTACTACAAGAGTTGGATATTAAGAAAGACTTTCAACCTGATATCATCTTCATTGATTATCTAAACATTTGTGCAAGTCATAGAATCAGGCCAGGTGCTGGTGCAAACTCTTACACATTGGTTAAGAGTATTGCAGAAGAACTTAGAGGTCTTGCAGTGGAGTATGATGTACCAATCATGAGTGCAACTCAAACAACAAGGTCAGGATACGGTTCAACAGATATTGGACTCGAAGATACCTCAGAATCATTTGGTCTTCCAGCTACAGCTGATATGATGTTTGCATTGATTACCAGTGATGAACTAGAAGAACTAGACCAGTTGGTAGTCAAACAGTTGAAGAACAGATATAATGACCCTACAATATTCAAGAGATTTGTAATCGGTGTAGACCGTGCAAGAATGAAATTGTATGATTGTGAACAGGAAGCACAGGAAGAATTGTTAGATTCTGCAGAAACATATGATGATAGTGTACCAGTTGCAGACAGGGGAAGAGATAGATATTCGGATTTTAAGATATGATAAGAAAGAAAAACATACAAAATAGAAGAAAAGTAGCATTAGACAACCTACTTAAAGTAAAGGAACCAAATGACCGTCAAAAGACGGAGATTGAAACTTTAAAAAAGGCCTTGTCAATTGCATAAATAGTATGGTATACTATAAGATGCATTATGAAGAACGATACTTTAAAATCAAATGAGGTGATAGATTATATCACTTACAAAATTGAATTAAAAAAATCATTGCGAGAAGCCAAGAAATCAGGCAATCTGAAACAGGCTGACATGATTGCATTGAAAATCCAACAAGTAGAAGAGAAACTACATTCCTCACCATTGTCAAAAACCTAAATAGTTCAATAAAACTATTTTTAGGAGATAACAATGGCATGGTCAGATGATATACAAGCCCTTGACTTAAGAATTGCACGACAACAAAGATATATTGATGCAATCGAAGGCGTTAATTCATGCGAACTTGGCCCAAGAGGGGTAAATGCAGACCCCGATAACCCTTTACACATAAACGGTTGTGACCCTGATGACGATTTAGCAAAAGCTCACAGAAACACTATGACTGGTGGTGCAGATGCTTATTTTGCATGGTGGAGAAGTGGTATTGGTGCAAGTGTAGATGCAAGTGAAAGTAACACTATGATTAAGGGTATCTATGATTTGTGGAAAGAGTGGGACGAACAAGGTCAAGACTACGGTGCTATGGCTGGAATGGCAACACTACTTTCACAAGCAAAAGTCTTCAAACAAGCATTCGAAGATAAGAAAGCAACATACCAAAACAAAATTGATACTGGTGCCTTAGACGGGCCACAGTAAACAGGGTTAGATTATGGGTGCAAAGAATCTACATTTAGAGCATTTAGAGGATGAGATAATCAATCAAGGGATTGATGGTGGTCGTGGTGCAATAAACTTTTTACAAGGTCTAAGAGACATGTTAAAAGGTAATGCATCATCAGGTGTAAAGATGACAGTAAAATGGGATGGAGCTCCAGCTTTATTTTGTGGTAAACATCCTGAGACTGGTCAATTCTTTGTTGCAAAGAAATCACTGTTTAATAAGACAGGCCCTATGTTCTACACATCAGAACAAGAAATTAAAGATGCATCTGAACTCTCAGGACAATTACAAGAGAAGTTCCTAACATCATTCAAACACCTATCCAAACTATCTTGGAACACAATCATGCAAGGTGATTTGATGTATACTAACGACAAGAAGATGCAGAAGATAGACGGAGAATCATTCGTCACATTTCAACCGAATACAATTCTATATGCAGTTCAGACAGAGAGTGAGCTGGGTAAGAAAATAGCTAAGTCTAAAATGGGAATCGTTTTTCATACCACATATTCAGGTTCTACGATAGAGGATTTAGGAGCTTCTTTTGGTGCAGATATATCAAAGTTAGGGAATAGTTCAGATGTATGGATGGATGATGCAACATATAAAGATGTTAGTGGTAAAGGTTCTATGACTGCAAAAGAAACTCTTGCATTAACACAGGAGTTATCAAAGACAGGTAAAGCATTCCATGGTATCAAAAAGAATGATCTAAAGAAGTTTCAAGAATTACAATCTACAATTGCTTCTAAAGGAGCTGGTGCAAGTTACAAAACATACTGTAATTCACTAATCAGAGGTGGTAGTTTTAAACCATCATACGATGGGTACATGAAACACTTTGAAAACTACTGGAGAGATAAAGTAGTTGGTAAAGTGAAAACAGAAAAAACAAAAGAAATTAAAAGAGAAATCGGTGAACAAATCTATAACGAGATGAGGTCTCTCAAGAAGTTTATTACTAATCTTACTGCATTTATGGGACACTTGGTTGTTGCAAAACAAATGGTTATTGATGTCCTAAATAGAGTTAAGAGTATAGGAACATTTAAAAAGACTGCAAATGGTTTCGAGGTAGTAAACCAAGAAGGTTATGTTGCAATCGATAAAACAGGAAGTGCAGTTAAACTCGTTGATAGAATGGAGTTTGCATTTAATAACTTTACTGCACAGAAGAATTGGGACAAATGAAAACATTTACTAACTTTATATCAGAAGCCAAAGAAAAGAGTTGTACATTTACTTTTGGTAGATTCAATCCACCTACTACAGGTCATGAGAAACTTGTCAAAAAACTTATGTCTGTTGGTCGTGGAACAGAAGTATTACTATTCTCATCACACTCAAACGACAAGAAAAAGAATCCACTAAACCACAGAGACAAAGTAAAATATCTTAAGAAGTTCTTTGGAAAGATTGTAGTTGATGCAAATGTTAGAACAGTATTTGAAATTGCAAACTATTTACAGGAACAAAAGTATGTCAATGTAAATATGGTTGTAGGTTCAGACAGAGTAAAAGAGTTTGAAGCATTACTCACAAAGTATAACGGAGTAAAAGCAAGACACGGTTACTACAAATTCAAGAACATAAACATTATATCAGCTGGAGAAAGAGACCCCGATGCAGATGATGTATCAGGAATGAGTGCATCTAAGATGAGAGAGTTTGCAGAGAAGGGAGACTTCGAAGGATTTAAGGATGGTGTTCCAAGTAAAGGTAAGAACCTTGCAAAGAAACTCTATGATGATATAAGAAAAGGTATGGGTATCAATGAGGGTAATCTACCTCAATACATGATGGAGGATTTAATCACAGAAGGTGTTTATGATCCAGGCATCTTTAAAGCTGTGTTCCTTATGGGTGGGCCAGGCAGTGGTAAATCTGCAGTTGTAGATAAACTTGCACTGAAAGCTCTAGGTCTTAAATTAGTAAACACAGACAAAGCATTTGAGAACGGACTTAAAAAAGCAGGACTAACTCT